ATCTCATTTACTTAAATATATCAAACAACTAACTAAATCTTCTTAAACGTGATGGGACTTGTGATCTTTGACGACCTTGCATTTCACGCATTTCAGGAGTGTTATGGTGGGCTGCTCGTGATTGTGTCTCGCCACCATCTTCTGATGTTTTATTTAATTCTTTAACAATACGCGCAATGAACCAACGTTTATATGAAACAGGCAAATTATACGCCTCAGCATAAGAGAAACCCCCATAATACATAAGTAAAAATTGGGGTTCTAAAATTAGTTGTTCTTTATCATGATGCGCTAGGCCAAAGAAAGCTGATCCCAATGGGTATGCTCACAGTCTCACTGTGCCCACATGATGGACAAGCGACGTCTTGTTTCATATCCATACCCGGTTCATTTTCTCTAATATAATTTCTTAGAGCAAGTGAATCTCGCGCGGGCATTGATTTAACAAAGTTGGCAATTTTCGCACGATCTTCAATATTACCTACAGAAATAATACTATGCATTAAGCTTGTTGTAACATTGGCTTCAAAATTCAATCCAAGCTTTTTCTGCTTTTCTGCAGTAGATAATATTTCTTCTTCATCTCTTCCTGAAAGAAACTTAAATTTTACAATTTGTTTACAATAAGGTAACGCAAATTCAAATAAATTTGTTCCCTCAGTTGCGGGATCAATTAATAAACGCTTAATTCCTAATTCGCCTAAATTAAACTCTTGCAAAGATTTTACACTACATTCGCCGCATTCAATATCAGCAGAATATTCTGTGCCATAACCAGTAATTCTAATTGCAACCATTAATGCATTTCGATCGCCAGTTAACATATCAAGAGGATTAATGCTTTTGTTAATTAAACAAGATTTAATTAATTCAGTTATAACTGTTCCCTTTTTAAGGTATGCACGGCTTGTCAAAATATCTTCTTCTTTGGCTGTCATCGCCTTGATATCAACAGTTTCACACATATGTAAAGGTGATGATTGTGGATATGTTTTTCCTGAACTCGGAAGAGGAACTGTTTCAACCGGAATTTCAAATCCAAAATCTGATTTTACTCGATCGCTTGTTGAAACTGTTGGAATTCGAGGATCAGGTAATTCTTGTCCAGTAGAAAAAACTGCGTTTCTTTGTTCTCTTTCGTCTGTCATGATACTCCTATAATATGTTTATTATAACCCATATTAATAAAACGTAAACACTGTTTATTAATTAGTCACTTATTCTAAGTGCGCAAGTCTTGGATTGGCACAAGAACATAATATAATAATACTAGAGTTTTTATTTCCACCAATTTTTGTTGCTTCTTCTATCGAAGCACATCTTAATAAATTTTGTTCAATCATATATTGAACAAATAATTCCGTTCGTTCAATACTCCACCCAATCAACGTTGATAATTCACCAACAAACATCGGTCGATCATAACGGTGACAATAATATAAAATTGTATTAATAATAATATCATTAGGTTTCATTGATATACTGTTATTTAATATAAATTTATTAAGTTACTGTTTATCACTTACTTTTTGTTTTTGTTTCTTTAGGTGACCATGGAGTGCTTCTAGGCCATCAATTGTATGACGAGCCAGTTGAGCTGCTCTAGGATCATCTTTAAACGCCACTGAAATATAATTCAACGTATGATGAAGTTTTGCAATTTGATTTGTAAGAATTATCTTTTGACCAAGTTGTAATTCTTCTTGAATTAATTTTCTAAGTTTTGCTTCTGTTAGTTTCATGTTATTAAATATCAATCACGACATTTAAGTGATGATGTTAAATCATGAATTTCAACATCTTCTGTTTTGAACATTTTTTTAATTAAATTTTCAACAACTTCAATTTCAAAATCTCTACATGAATGCACATCAAATGTTGCACCACATTCTTCTGGCCAAGTGTGGATTGCGGCATGACTGGTACTAAGACAGGCGAGGCCACTTATTCCACCCTCGTCTGACTCGAGTTCTTGACCGAGACGTTTAACCGCCATTGGCACATCATAAATATGATAACCCAAAGATGTCATTTTAAGATCAACAATGAGTTGCCTTAAAAAATCTGAAATAAGACCAACATTCCCCAATAACGCAGCGTTTGCACGAAAAGTACCGCCAACCTTCTTACCAGATCGATAGTTCATCTTAGTTCACCTCATTTGTTAGAGAGAATACTATATGTTGTATTTATGAAATGTATATGAAAAAACGTTTATGAGACAAAATAAAATTTTCATATTTATCTCTTAAGATTATTAATTAAATATTGATTTCCCACATAGAGTTTGTACAACCAAATATTTCAACAACGTTTGCCTCGTCGGCAATTTGTCTTTGCGTCATATTACGTGTTTTGTCGGCCTTGTATTTAAATCTATTAAAACGATTTTCAAAATCTGTCCACCAAAAGCGTGGTGCATTTGTTGTGCCAAGATAAGACCAGCCAGCGTTCTTATATCCGTCACCGAGGCCCACTCGAGCATCGACATAAGTCATTATTTTATTAATACCAGTATCCTTAGCATGAATTTTTGCTATTTTTGTAAGCCTTCCAAGCCAACCTCTAACTGATATGCCCGCCAGTGGACAACATCTTGCAACTTCTAAACAATTTTGATGTTTTTTATGAAATGGGGTTCGTAATGATAAACCTGCAACAATTCTATTTGTTTTCGGATCTAACAACCCATATGACACATTTGATCTTGCATAACCTTCAAGGTGATTTGCATTAAAAAAACTAGTCGCACTGTCTTTGTCTAGTTTGATAACTTTCATTTTTCTTGCATCAAGTTTTTCAGTTGATATACGTAAACGATGCATAATCATTTTTTTAATAAGTTCTTTTTTATCACGCCATTCATCTTCGTATATGCTTAATAAATTTATGTTATTTTTCTTGCATTCATCTAATTTTTTTTGATGATATTTTTGATCTTTAATAAATTTTAAACTATGCCAATACAATCCGTTATATTCAACGGCGAAATTTTTATCTGAAACGTATACGTCTAATTCTTTGGGCGTAATTTTTACTCTATTTGATAATTCAACATTAACACCTAACGATTTAATAAAATCAAAAATTTCAATTTGGCCTTTTGACTCGTTAGGATGACATAAAAAGCAAATTGGTGAATCTTCCAACATTGCTAAGCTTTTTAGTTGAATATGACCAAATTTACACTTAAACGCCAACCTATCAATTCGTCTTGTTGTGTAATTGCAATCATCTGTTATTAAATCAAAAATATGTGAGAACTTATTAATTCTTAAAGAAACGTCATCAATTGATAAACGATTTCCCATTTCACGATTTTTATATGAATTTGATATTTTTTCACTTACGTTACGCAAAGAAAGATTTGTTTCCTTTGTTAGACCCGTGTTCCACACTTTAAAAGTTCCGTCTAAAATTTGTTTTTGTTTGGTTTTTGAAATTTTATTAGATGCAATTTTTGATTTTTCTTTATCAAGATTGTGCCAATTAATTAAATCGCCCGATTCATATCTGGAAGATAGCGTGGCCGAAATTTTATTTGACGATTCTAAAATTATATTTGACGATTTTTTTGTTAGACCTTTATTCCAAATAATTATTTTTCCTGACGCAAATGACTCTTTGCGTTTTAGTGCAAGTTTTTGTTGCATATCTTTATTAAGATACACACTATCAATGCGGGCGTTATGACCTCGTGAGTATTTTGAAGTAAAACCCTTCTTCCATCCAACCCAAGGTAAAAGACTTGTACAATTTGTTTTACATTGGCATGTGGGATGTTTATCAAAATTATTGATTTTTAAATAAAGAGATAAATGATCAGAGATATTATGAATAAACGTTAAATGATTAGTGAAACGTAACTCTTGTTTACATTCAAATTGGCATATATGACATTTTAATATTGTGTAATTCATGAAGAATATCTCCAAAGAAATCCGCCCGCGTGTGATAATTTACCCTGACACGCGCAAGTTATGTTATTGATTTTTGTTTTATGAAGTGCCATAGTATAAGATTCAAATATTTCAATTATATTACCTGTTTTTAAATCAAATTGTTCAATTGGTTTTTTATAAAAATTTCGTTGCGATTGAGGCATTGGAATTCCTTTTTTTATATCATGAATTAGTTTTTTAGTTTTGTCAGTATGACTAAATCCTGATAATCCATCACCACCAATAGTTGAATTGTAACCATTTTTATATGAATTATATTTTTTAATATATGAAATTTCTAATTCACGTAATTCAAGACATGTTTTTGCCCTATCTATAATGCAAACCTCAAAAATAGAAACACCGTGCTTTTTTAGGGCACGGTGAAACTTATACTTTGATTTTTTAACTAAAGCATCATAAATATGACCCTTTAATCTACTTTGAATAAAACCCGTTGTTTTTCCAATATAACACTTTGAATTGTTTAAATTTCTTATACAATAAATTACAAATTTATCATTTATAATCTCGTGTAAATTCTCTAAATTTTTCCACATACTTTAATGTATATCAACATTCAAAGATGTATAATACAATAAGTACTTGTTTTGAAAAAACACCAAACCTTAGAATTGTAAGACAGCGTTATCCATTTGGATTGTTAGGCTTATTTCAATTGGTTCACCGCCGTCATACTTTAAATCACCGAACTTGGCTTCGGTGATTAGGGCGCCCTTAATATCCCATAACTCAACAACTGTTCCAACGGGATCTAGAAGCTTAAGTTGTAAATCTCTTTTATAGAAATCTGCATAACCCGCGCGGCCAGAGACACTTTCAAAGTGTGTGCGGATCCATTCCATAACCTGCTGAGCGCCCGATGGCGCGATTGGATCGTGAAGTTTAATCTCCATTGTTCCAAATGCTGATAAACCAGCAACATATCTACGACTATTAATAAAATGAATTGGTGTTGCTTCGGTTGTAATCGACGGTCGAGATGTCGATTTTACAATGTATGCATCGATACCTTCAATCATAAGTATCCACCTATTTACGCGCTTAGGCTCGAATTTATTGGGAATCATTGATGTTACGTCTAGTGTTTCTGCTGCCATGATAGTTACCTCTGTCTTTCATATCTAAATATAAAAGACACTCATATATGATTAATTATTTTACAGATAATGATAAAATAACTTATTATTAGGTAAAAGAGAATATAGATGGCTCCAATTATAGGAAAAAAATTAGATAAAATCACATGTTCATTATGTAATGAATTTTCAAGTACACGTTTAACTATATTTGAAAAACATTTAATAGGTGTGCACGAAACAACTTCACAAAATCTATGGAATAAATTACATAATGGACCAATTTTATGTGCTTGTGGATGTAATCAACAAACTAAGTGGGTAGGTTGGAAAACAGGTTATTCAACCGTAATTGTTGGACATAATGGAAATTTAGTTAATGTTTACGGTAAAGAAAAAGCAAAAGAAATAAGTGATAAACGTAAGGCAAAATTAAAAGGTCAAGTAAGTTGGGCAAAAGGCCTAACAAAAGAAAACGATCAAAGAATTTTAAATAGATCAATTTCAACAGGAATAGGCATTCATAAAGCATTCAAAGAGGGAAAAATTAAAATTTGGAATAAGGGTCTAACTAAGGAAAGTGATCAAAGGTTGGAAAAATTTGCTAAAGTTCAAAAACAACGATTTATTGATGGTAAAATCATTCCTTGGTCAAAGGGCCTAACAAAAGAAAATGATCAAAGAATTTTAGATATGTCAAATAAGGTTTCACTAACAATGAAACAAGAAAATATTAGAAATCGTCTTGATGATCTTAAAAGACTAAACAACGAAGAAATACAACGAAGAATTGAATCAACTGGAATATTAAAAATTGTTGACTGTGCTAATTTGTATGTTAATGATGTGCAGCAGGTTATAAGAGTTGAGTGCAAAAAATGTGGTGCACAATTTATAGATTCATTACGAAAATTACAAAAAGGTAGATGTTTTAATTGTTCTCCGGGAGGAAGTCAGGCCCAAACTGAAATTGAAAATTGGATTAAATCATTGGGATTTAATGTTATTCGTAATGATAAAAAGAAATTGAACGGAAAAGAACTTGATATATACATACCAGAAAAAAATCTTGGTATTGAATATAATGGATTGTATTGGCATTGCGTATTACAAAAATCTGAACTTTATCATGAAAATAAAACAAATATATGTAAAAGTTTAAGTGTATCTCTTATACATGTTTTTGAAGATGAATGGCGAGACAAAAAAGAAATTATTAAATCTATGATTTCATCTCGCCTTAATATGAGTTCAACAAAAGTATATGCACGAAATTGTAACATCATTGAACTAAGTTCTAAACAACGTCAAGAATTTTTTAGCATAAATCATCTTGATGGTGATGTTAAATCTCATAAAGCATGGGGGCTTTTAGGTAAAAATACAAAAGAAATTATTTATGCTATTTCTTTACGAAAACCTTTTCATTCATCAAAGGGTAATGTATATGAAGTTGCTCGATGTTGTCCAAAACTAAATCATAATGTTCCCGGAGGATTGAGTAAGTTAGTAAAAGTTGCGTGCGCATATTCAAAAATAAATTATAAAACAGGTTTATTAACATATGTTGACACAAGACATGGTGGCACGGGTAAAGGTTATGAACTTGCGGGATTTAAATTAAAATCTAAAACATCACCAAGGTTTTGGTGGACAAATTTTGACAATAGATTTAATAGATTTAAATATAAGGCTAATAAATCAAATAATTTAACTGAGGCACAGGTTGCAGAGCAAAATGAAGTTACAAAAATTTGGGGATGTTCGAATATAATTTATGAATTATTATTTTAATTCCTTCATTCTTTTTGCAACTTCTCGACGAACATAATAATCTTCATCATTCATCATTTTTGGAAGATGTTCGTCGGCGAAGGCTCCGCCTTCGTCCCCAATTCTT